ATTCTGCAGCAATGATTTACCAATTCCATTCCTTTATCAACATTCCCTACATGAGTAAAACATACGGCTCTTGAAAATTCCGTACAAGGTGGATTTGCAATAACTCCATATACATTTTTAGGTGGTGTATAGTTTTCTACTCCTATCTCTTGACCTATTTTAATAACTTCGTACTCATTATCTAATTGATAATATCTACTGTCGCTACCTAAATCTGCACATAAATGTAATATTATTTTTCTCATAAACAGTCCCTCGAAACACAAGAAACCATCCCATTTCTCACCACATAAAAGTGATTAAAAACAGAACCATTCATAACATAAATTGAATGTAAAGCCGACTCTTCATCATTAAAACCTTTTACTACCAACTTATCATCTAAATAAACTGATATGCTTTTGTCTTCTTGTTTTAGGGTGTAGTTTGTTTTTTGTATTTCGTTCATTGGTTACTCTTTAATAGTTCTGGGTTTTCGTAGATATTTCCGATTACTCTACACTCATTTAACCTACTTGGTATAAAAGTTTGATTTTCATATTTAACTTCATAATTTATACTTACCCATTTATCTGCAATATCTCCATTGTTTGCAGTATATCTTTGAAGAGATAATCTTTCAACTATATCCCCCTCATAAATTTCTTTACCATTTTTATCTTTTAAACCCGTGTATTGCATTGTTTCTATTGTTCTTATTCCTACACCACTTTCATAATCCTCATCATTAAGACAAGACAGTGATATACTTAGTCTCCCATCTTTAATCTCTGCACCCTTTACCATTTCATAACTATCTCTGTATGGTTTATAGATGTAGTCTCTAAATTTAATCTCTCTCATTTTAATTTCCTCCCATTATTTCACTATGCGATAACTCAGCTAGTGGTATCATCGCTTCGCTTGTTATAGCATTTCTCTCTAACCTAGCATTAATCAACTCCAACATATATCCCTTTTGCGATACAGGAGCATCACTTACTGAGATATTATTTCTAGCTTTGATGAGTTGTTTCTCATTCATGTTTGAGATATTTTCTACTATTTTGTCTTTTATTTTTTGTTTTGATTGTTCTTTAGTCATTTTTTAATCCTTGCGAAATATCATAGTTATAGGCTTTTACATAGATAACCCAAAGGCTTTCAAGTCCTTTGTTGTGTCTTTGTTTTAGTTGGTGCATTGCTTGTATTGTCTTGTTGAAATGCTTTGCTAGTATTTTGTGGTCTATGTTTATG